CGTAATTCCAAGGCACGGTCCTGGTGCTGTTGCTACAAAGCAAGAGCCCTGGGACAAGTTCCAATGGGTTAACGTCTCGGCGAAGATCACTAGTGTATACCCTCTAGACGAATATTTTTATGCGTCTTTGGGGCATATCTGTGATCGATACAACTCCTTTTCGGAGTTGTGCGAAGAGGATTTTCCGGCTCGAGTTGTACTCGTTCCGAAAGATTCTCGTGGACCTAGACTTATATCCTGCGAACCCGTTGATTATCAATGGGTCCAACAGGGTCTCGGTCGTGGTATCGTCAAGCATGTAGAACAACATGACCTAACAAGGTATAATGTGTTCTTCACGGATCAGTCGCCTAATCAGCGTGGTGCCCTTTTGGGGTCCATTGCTGGTAGGTACGCGACCTTAGACCTCAGTGAGGCCTCGGACCGCGTTTCAACTGGTCTGGTTCGCCTGCTATTCCCTGATCACGTTTATACGTGTCTCATGGCGTGCAGGAGTTCGTCGACGGAGCTACCAAACGGTAAGGTAATCCGCTTTGAGAAGTTCGCGCCTATGGGAAGCTGTTTATGCTTTCCAATTATGGCGCTTACCATCTGGGCGATCCTTACAGCCGGGGCTCCTAACGCGGACACTAGGGATAGTGTCTTAGTGTATGGTGATGATGTGATAGTACCAACGGCTCACGCCGCTAACGCTATCGAACAACTCGAATCATTTGGCTTAAAAGTAAGCCATGACAAGAGTTGCATCAGTGGACTCTTTAGAGAGTCGTGTGGCACAGACGCTTTCAAAGGCGTCGACGTCACTCCCGTCCGTTTACGGACGGTCTGGTCATCAAAACCCACGCCCGAATCTTATACGAGTTGGATAGCTTATGCTAATTCCTTCTACGATAAGAAATACTTCCACGTCTACGATTACATCGTAGAGGCCTTGCACCATGTCTACGGTGCAATTCCAGCGAAAGACATGTTATTAAATACACGTCATAGCCTGGCGGAAGTATCCGAAGAGAGAAGGCCGAAGCGCCGACGCAGTAATAAAGACTATCAGAGTCTCCAATACTGGGTTTGGGACGTAACGGCTCCTAAGGTTAATAGAAGACTGGACGGTTGGGCCATGCTACTTCGGTATTTTACCGAAAAGTGTAGCCTTATGACTAATAGAGAAAGAGCCGAAAGGCTTAAACTCAACGAGTCAGTAACCGTACGTTCTGCCTTAGACCTCAGGGAAGAAGCACTTTTAAGTGCTCCTATCCCTCAATCGGTCGGTCAGTACACGCGCCGTGGTACGAGCATTCTCGTTAAACGGTGGCGATGATAGGTGAGGAGGACGTCGTCGAAAGACGCCGGCTTCCCAACCAGAG